ATTCCAGAGCCAGCAATTCCTCGTCCCATCCGGCGCTCAGTGCCAGTCGGTTGTCTGCGAGGATATATGCCCGTTTCTGCGCCTCGGTCAAATGCTCCACGAACACGCAGGGGATTTCGGTCAGGCTTTCTTCCCGAGCCGCTATAATGCGTCCGTGTCCTGCGATGATGTTCAGGTCTTTATCTACGATGACCGGGTTGACGAAACCGAACTCACGAAGGGAGGAGCGGAGTTGCAGAATCTGCTCCTTGCTGTGGGTTCGGGCATTGCGGGCATACGGCACAAGCCGGTCTATATTTACTTTTTCAAATCGTTCTGTCGATTTCATCACATCACCCCCAACATTTCGTTTGTTCTGGCAAATTCGCCGTGATATAAAACAGCCGCCCTGTCATAGGCGGCTGCGGCTTCTTCTGGCGTTGTGTAAAGTCCAAGGTATTGGTACTCATAACCGCTCGTGATTTGAGCGACATATCGGTTTGCCTTTTTGTGCTTATAAACTCCTTTATAGCCAGAACTGTTTGACTGTGAAATTAACTGGTTTTTGGAGTTCTCAGCTTGTTGGCATATCCTCAAATTGCATCGGCGGTTATCTGAGGCATCACCAGAAATATGGTCAATTTGGGTGTCATCACTCACAGGGATATTCTCAACTCCCAGCAGTAGCCGATGCAGTAGGGTCTTCCGACCGGAAACGGTTGTGACAAAATATCTACCGCACCTACACCACTGATATCTTCGAACAAACGAAAAATCCGACTCATCGATACGAAAGCTATCAGCGGAGCCGCAACTGATGCGTACTGTGCCGTCGGTGCCTATGTAATATGTGTTCGGCTTTCTGGTTCGCGCGCAACGAACACAACCGGTAGAACGTCCCGCGAGCAGATTCTCAGACCGAATCGAGCCTGTTGCCCCACAATCGCATATACAGTCATTTAGTGTACGGTCATGTTTGCCGCCACGAACGCGATGTGTATTTTGAACGACCCAATGGCCAAAACGTCTCCCAGATAAATCAACTGTTTTTCTCATAATCAGAAACCTCGCGTCTTTAAAAGTTCAAGGAATTCATTCTTTTCTTCTCCCTGAGTGCCGCTGTGCCGATTGATGATTTGCATAATCAGATTAAAGTCGCCCTGCATCGCCTTGTAGTACTGAGCGCCTGCTGTGACGTAAGGTGATAGCTTCAGTTCTTTGGTCATTCGTCCGATTTTGCGGTTCATGGCTTCGCAGGCAAGAAAACCCTGTCTGTTCAGCACATAATCCGTAATCGTCTGCGGTGCGACATAACCGTCACAACCGCGAGCCGAGATATATTCCTCGATTTCATTTCGTAGCACATCAGCCGCCGGAACTTCTTTTTCGCATTCCTTCATTGCCATAGAGAAATAGTCCGCCATCACATTTTTGGAATTTACCTTTTTAGGTTTGGGCTGGCTTGTGGCATTCGTACTGGCAGTTTTACCTTCAAGCTTCTTATCGATTGGATTCTTCCGAGGGCGGCCTGCCCCCGGACGATAGCCTCCGCTGGGCATGAGCGTCACCTCCTCGGTTTTGATTTCCTTTTGATTTTTTGATTTTTGATTTATGAAAAATTCACACGGCAGGCCGAGCGCGCTGTCCACCTTAGAAGCCGTAGGGATTCGAGCCGCCCCTCGGTCTGAGACTAAAAGTAGTCGCCTTGCTCGGCGTGAAGTCTTGAGTGGCATTCCTGACAAAGCGCCATCATGTTTTCCCAGTCGTTTGTGCCGCCGTCGGTCAGCTTGACCTTGTGGTGGGCAAGCGTCGCGGGAGTGAGGCGTCCGTCACGCTGGCACATCACACACAGCGGGTTCGCCGACAGGAACGCCGCACGGATTTGCTTCCACGTCCTGCCGTAGCGTTTGTTGCTGTCGGGGTCGCGGTCATTCCGGTTATATCGTTTGGCTTCCTGCTTCTGATGTTCCTCACAGTACCTACCCGTGGTCAACTTGACGCAGCCGGGGTAGGCGCAGGGTTTCTTTGCTTTGTATGGCACGTTGCACCTCCTGTTCTGCGCAATAGAAAAGCCCCGTGGGATTTCTCCCGCGAGGCTCGTGTGTGCATTCAATTTTGCTATTCTAATAATAACAGGTTCCAAAGCGGTATTATAGTGGTCAACAGTGGCGTATTAATTCGACCTCGTTCAAGGCACGGTTATGGAGACGGTGTACCCAACGGAGATCGAAATGCAGAGCAACAGCTATCTGCTCCCACGTTTTGAAGCAAAGGTATCTCAGTTCCAGAAGCGTCTGGAGTTCCGGGCTTTCCACGCAGCTAATTACCGTGACGATTTCATGCTTCAGGTTTAAAAGGCGTTTCATATCAGCGCTGATTTCCGATTCCATATCCATCATCTTGGCGATGACATCCTCCATACGATGGACATTGCGTGATCCCTTGCTTGGTGGCACATCGGACAGGGTGGCACTCGCTTTTTCGGCGAGATCTCGTAGTGACTGTACCTGTTCAATCTTGCTATTGATACGCTGGTCTATGCGATAAGCTTGGGATAAATAATCCTTTGCCGACAATTTTGGTTTGCTCATAGGCTACCTCCGATAATTTAATCCACTCGGATTGGCAGCTTTTGACTCCATAGATTTTCATAGATTGGCTTTGACCGCTTCAATTAAGGCGGTCTGCGTCTTGTCTTTATCGGACAGGGCTTTTATAACCCGCTCGTCAATTGTACCTTTAGCGATGATGTGGTGGAGGACAACCGTTTCGGCGGTCTGACCTTGCCGCCACAGGCGGGCATTGGTCTGTTGGTAAAGTTCGAGGCTCCATGTCAGCCCGAACCATATAATCGTGTTGCCGCCTGTTTGAAGGTTCAGCCCGTGACCGGCAGACGCGGGATGGATGAGTGCCACAGGCAATTCGCTGCGATTCCAACGGGCGATACTCTCGGATGAATCAAGCTGTGAAAACGGGATGTGCAGTTTTTGCAGCCGTTCCTTTATTCGTTCCAAGTCATGCTTGAACCAGTAAGCTACCAGCACAGGCTTGCCGTTGGCGGCTTCGATTAAATCCTCAAGAGCATCCAGCTTGCGGTCATGGATGTGGTGGACTTCGCCGTCATCGCCATAGACCGCACCGTTCGCCATCTGGCACAGCTTCCCCGACAGAGCGGCGGCATTAGCGGCTGTTACATCGCCGCCCGCCAGTTTCAACACCAAGTCCTGCCGAAGTTCATCATACCGCTCACGCTCTTTGTCAGATAATCGCACGGGATATTCGGCGGTCACTAATTCAGGCATGGTAAGATGGTCAATGGATTTCATGGAAATGGTGATATCGGCGATTTTGGCGTATATCCGCTTTTCGGCGTCCGGCATGGGCTTGTAGCTGAATATCACTTGGCCGTTTCGCTTGTCGGGGACAAAGTAGTCCGCGCGGTACTGCCCAATGAAACGTCCGAGCCGCTGCCCCATATCCAGAAGCCGGAACTCCGCCCACAAGTCCATCAGACCGTTGCTGCTCGGCGTTCCCGTCAAGCCCACGATGCGCCTGACCTTCGGGCGGGCTTTCATCAGCGACCGAAACCGTTTTGACTGGTGGCTTTTGAAGGATGAGAGTTCATCGACCACCACCATGTCCCATTGCCACGGGGTTCCGCTGTCCTCTATGAGCCATTGAACGTTTTCGCGGTTGATGATGTGGATGTCGGCAGGCTTGTTAAGAGCCGCCTTGCGCTCCATTTCCGTTCCGACTGCCACCGAGAACCGCAGATCTGAGAGATGCTCCCATTTGCCCAGTTCCTCTGGCCACGTGTCACGAGCGACACGCAAGGGTGCAATGCAAAGGACTTTGTGAACCTCAAAGCTGTCGAATAATAGATCGTTAATGGCGGTCAGGGTAATCACGGTCTTTCCTAACCTAAGCCCATATCCAGCAGGACTGCAGCTATTTGATTGCTCTCGATGTAGTCGATGGCGTATCGCTGATAACTGTGCGGTATGAACTTCATTCGGCATCACCTCCCATCTGTTTTAAGATTTCTCCGATTTGCTCTCCATCGTCCAAAACGTAGACCGCAAAACCCAACCGCCGAAGCAACCCATGCCGCGCTTCCTGTAAAGGGCGGGGTTTCTCCCCATGCCGCTTGACTTCCACAAAGGCAATTCTCCCCATCGGCAAAAGGACAAGGCGGTCGGGCATCCCATCAAAACCGGGACTTGTAAATTTAGGCGCAATACCGCCCACTGCTTTGACCGCTTGGACGAGTTTCTTTTCTATAGTTTTTTCTCTCACGATGACCTCCGATTTCTCAATTGCCGTTTGCCCGATTTTTCCTATAATTACTACGCGTGCGTTTTGCGTGTGCCTATTACCCTTCTCCTTACCTATATAAATTAGTAGAATAAAATGAGCAATATGGGAAACAGCAAGCGCAGAACGCTGATATATTAGGGGCTTGCGACTTTGCCGTGTTTGCTTGCCGAAGCCCTCAAACGAGCAGACAGGCAATAAAAACACTTCATTCCGTCCTAACGAACACCCTCTGGATGCCATAAATGGGCAAGGATTTTTTGCCGGTCTTGTTCCCATCGAATAGAGACCAGCCACCGATACGATTCAATATGCCTTGAATCTCATAAGAATCAGCTTTCTTTATGGACTCGCGGGGCTTTCCGAAGCACTCGCACCATATCTCCATCACGCAGACTTGATTCCTGCGGACGTTTCCGTTCGCCCTTGTGGGGTCGTCAGGTGAGCGGATGTACTCTATCCTGCGATAAATGTCCATCGTATCCCAGCTATCAGGGAGCAGAGTTTCAAGGTAATCCAAAACCATACCCTCGCGCTCGTCGTTCTCCATAGCGTTGCGCTGTTCGGCGAAAGCCGCCATAGCGACATCGCCTTTTAAGAACAACTCCTCACCGTCTTGGTATTTTACAAGGGCTTCCGCCCAAATCAGGTCTATGTCCGTGAGTTCCCAAGCACGGTATTTGCCCTCGCCGGATACCCAAACAGGCCAGAAGCGTCGGTTGCCCGTGATGTCCCGCAGGAATCCGCCGTCCGAGTTGGTTGTGCCGACGACGATGCACTGACGCGGATGACTTTCTACCGTGCGGCCGTATGAGGGGCGATACTTATCATCTGTGCGGGTAATAAAGGACTTTACCGTTTCCACGTCCATTTTCTTGATCTCCGCCAGCTCGCCGAGTTCCAGTATCCAGTAGCCCTGCAGCTTCTCCGGGGCGGTTTTATCTTTCATGTCCGATATGGAAAGACTGTCGGAGTACCATTGTTGCCCCAGTTTGGAAAAGAGCGTGGACTTTCCGATACCCTGCTTGCCGTTCAGAACAAGGATAGAGTCGTGCTTTGTGCCGGGGCTGATAATCCGAGCAACCGCTGCCACGAGAGTCTTTCGGGTGACGGCTCGGGTATAAGGCGAATCTTCTGCACCGAGGTAGTCGATGAGCAGCGTGTCGATTCGGGGAATCCTGTCCCATTCAGGTAAGCCTTCGAGGTATTCTCGAATCGGGTGGTAGGCACGGTCGTCGGCAACCTTTGTCAGAGCAAGTTCATAGTTCCGAGCCGAGAACACGCCGTAGCGTTTATCGATGAAAGCTACAAGCTGGGCTGTATCGACATCCCGCCAAGGCTTATGTGGGCGTTCCCACGGCAGTTCCTCGCCGTATATCTGGTTGGCGAGCCGATTGTGACGGATGCCTGTGAGGGTGTCATCGTTGTTAAGGATAAGGAGCAGATTGCCGAGGGTGTTGGATAGGATACCGCTTTTCTCGCGTTGAAGCTGAGATTTCCAATCGGTATCATCATCGAAGTCACTTTCAGCTTTGGCAATGCGCTCCTCGGCGAGCAGCAGTTTTACGTTTTCATCCTGCACAGCAAATTCGCTCATCGCCTTGAAGCCTGCCTTTTCGTCAAGGTCGGTGAACTTGTGGATGCGGACGAGATCGAAAGCGTTTAGCAGCCTGCCACAGGCGGGGTCAGTGGCGTGGTGGGAATATGACCATTTGCCTTCGTACAGCACTACGCCCGCTGAACTATCAGCAAGGATATAATCGTAACGACCGCCCATAGCCGACGGCTCGTAGATGTCAGGCAGGAATGTCGCAATCACGTCCTCAATCGGATAGGCGCGGCAGAAAGCGCCGACCACGCCGTCTTTGGTGAGTGGGTCTTGCTGTTGACGGATACTTCGCTGGATCACCTCAGACTGGCGACTTGAAGTAGGCCAAAGCGAGCAGTCGCGCCAGTCGGAGAGTTTGGAAAGATATGCATCGGGATTGAGATTATCGCCGTCGATTTTTTTGAAGATATATTCGCCGTCAGAAGGTGTGGAAGGCCAGTACATAAGGCGCTCCGGTTCATAGGTGCTGTCGTCGAAAAAGTCCATGCCTATAACTTCAGCTACCAAACGTGAGAGAGCAGCGTATTCGTCTGGAGAAACCTCACGGGCAATCGGAATAACCACGCGCAGCCGGGGTTCTTCCGGTGTATGGCTGTGGGTGGAGTAAATCACACATCGATGCGGGAATAGCATCTCCACGGCGTCAATAAAATTGTTACCGGCGTGGTCGGCATCAAGAGTTATCCCGGAACGACTTTCGACCGTATCCTTTTTACGCCTGCCACCCTTGAGGTGACCGAGGACATAGCCGCCTACATCTTTGGCGGCGTCGCGGCGGTCTTTAGTGAATCTCTTGTATTCGGAAACCGTCTCTGTCGTGCGGCGGGTCACCTTGAACCGTTCACATAACTCATCAAAGGTGGTCTTTTTGTTGACCCACCGTTTTGACAGTCGGCTGTCGCCATATGCGATTTTAAATTCCATATTCCAACACCTCGCATTTGTGGTTGTAGTATTTGATAGGCATACCGCGCTTTTTCGCCTTAGCGATTTCACGAGCCATTCCCTCGGAAGGCTTGTCGAAAACCCATAGTTCGTCGCACTTGCCAAGTAGGACAAGGGCAAAGAATAAGCCCAATTCTCGCTGCTCTCTGTCGCTATCATCCATGAACTGCGGATAGTGGAGGTGGGGTGCAAGTGGAATGCACCCCTTGGAAACGGCAAAGCGGCAATAACCTTGTGCCCGTTCTGTATTTCGTTTCGTATCTCCTGCGAAACGGGAAGCAATATAGACAAGCGGACGATAAGTTTTTACCGGTGCTTCCGATTTGGCAACCGCCGTCAATGCTTCATAGGCGGTCGGGTCGGGGTAGCCTTCACTGTTGTATTTGTCCATCAGGCACCTCCCCTTGGTAATACTGCTCTACGAGCGAACGCAGCCAGTCGATTTCTTCATCCAGGCGGGCGTTTGCCGATTCGTACATAGCGTTCTCAGCTTCAAGCGTGGCAAGCTGTTTAGTTCGCTCCGCGCTTTTGTCCGCACTAATAAACAGGAGTGAGAAGAAGCATGTCAGCCCAATCCACATCAATATCC